CACCGGGGGTTTTGATATCTCCCCTCTTAACCGCGTCAGTCAAAGCAGTGGGCACCTTACTCTCTGTAATTTGACCGACTCGCCCCCGTAAGGGGCAACTTTGTGTTAGAATACTTTCGCCAGCGCATAGTAATCGGACAGGGCTGCTTTCTGTCACGAGATGCCTTACTGAAGCTCCCTGTGCCAACACCAGTTACACTGGAGCGCATAGGAATAAGGATTCACCATGCCAGAAACTACCGCCAAGCCGCCCAAACGGCCCGCCAAGCCCAAAACAGCCCCGACACAAGGGGTAGCCCTATCCACAGGCTCAGAAGCTCCCATAGTCCCAAAGAAGACAGGACGCCCATCCAAGTACACCCCAGAGATAGCACAGGAGGTCTTGAACCGCATCAGCACAGGAGAGCCACTGTTGCAGATATGCAAGGACGAGAAGATGCCAAAGCGTCAGACGTTCTACGATTGGGTGGCAAAACACGACAGTCTTTCCGTACAGTTCGCACGCGCACGCGAGGAAGGCTGCGAGGCAATGGCTGATGAGACGCTGGTCATTGCTGACGAGCGGCCAGAGTTAAACCCCATCATTGACAGCAAGACTGGCGAGGTCATCCGCATCGACCTGAGCAGCGCCTACATCGCTTGGCAGCGCAACCGCATTGAGACCCGACTAAAGTTGTTGGCCTGCTGGTCACCTGCCAAGTACGGCACCAAGGTGCAGATGGGTGGCGACCCCAAGAACCCCTTGAAGATTGAGGTGAAGACCGAAGCCGAGCAGAGTCTGGCCGAACTCCTCAAGCACGCCGAACTCAAGCGTCAGGCGGCAAACGCAGAATGATTCACCACATCCCCGAGGGCAACAGCATGAGGCTGGGCCTGAACTACCGCAAGGCACCGGGTGGCTTTGTCATCTGGTGGGCTTGGTACAACTTTCACAGGCATGAGGGCACCGCCTACCGTTTCCGCCTGCGCCTGCACATGAAGCCCCGCATCATTTGGTCGGTTAGTAAGTGGGATGTCATTGACAGCTATGTGTTGAATCGCGGGCTGGCTCTAGTGAACCGAGAGTGGCTGGAAGACACATATGCCAGTGAACGTGACAAGCGACGCCGGGATAGAGCCTTCGCCCAGTTCGGCCCATGACCGACCTCGTTGAGTTGCTGGCAGACCCGGCGGTCAAGAAAGACTTAGCCAACGCCAGCCCCGACTACGTCATAGCGTGGGCGTGGCGGATGAAGTGGCTCAGTCAGGCCCATGACCACCAGATACTGCCCCACGGGGATTGGTGGAGCATCTGGTTATTGCTGGCAGGGCGTGGTGCCGGGAAGACCCGTACTGCCGCCGAACAGATTGGCTGGTGGGCATTCACCGAGCCGAACACCCGTTGGTTGGTGGCCGCTCCCACCTCGGCAGATGTTCGGGCGGTGGCCTTTGAGGGCGACTCTGGGCTGTTGGCCGTCATACCCAAGGCGTTACAGGCCGACTACAACAAGACCGCTCATGAGCTACGCCTGACCAACGGCTCCCTCATCAAAGGCATCCCAGCCTCCGAGCCTGAGCGCTTCCGTGGCCCCCAGTTCCACGGGGCTTGGTGCGACGAGCTTGCCGCTTGGGACTACCTCGATGAGGCATGGAACCAAATAATGTTTGGTGTCCGTCTAGGCGACAGAACGCGCATCATCTGCACTACGACACCGCGACCAAAGGATTTAATTGTGGACTTAGTGGGGCGGGACGGCGACGATGTCGTGCTGACCACCGCCTCAACCTACACCAACCTCGCCAACCTGTCCAAGAACTTCCAGAAGCAGATTCTCCAGTTTGAGGGCACCAAGCTCGGGCGGCAGGAGATTTACGCCGAAATCATCGACCCCGAGGAAGGCGGCATCGTCAAGCGGGCGATGTTCAAACTTTGGCCGTCGGGCAAAGAGTTCCCCAAGTTTGAGTACATCATCCAAAGCTACTACTGCGCTACCAGCGAGAAGACCCAGAACGACCCTACTGCTGCTGGAACATGGGGCGTCTTCAAGCCGCTGGATGGCCCGATGTCGGTCATGCTCATCGACTGCTGGCAGGACAGGCTCCAGTACCCCGACCTGCGCCCGAAGGTTATGGAGGAGTTCGAGGTGGTCTACGGCGAGGGCCGAGACAAGAAGCGGGTTGACCTCGTGCTGGTCGAGGACAAGAGCGCAGGCATCAGCCTGATTCAAGACCTCCAGCGCGGCCATCTCCCCGTCATGGCCTACAACCCCGGCAAGGCCGACAAGGTGCAGCGCCTGAACATCGTGTCCAACATCATCAGCCGTGGCCGGGTGTGGATACCCGAGTCGGACGCCAGAAAGGGCTACGTCAAGGACTGGGCCGAGCCGTTCGTCAGCCAGATATGCAGCTTCCCCGAGACCACCCACGACGACTTCGTCGATATGTGTACCCAAGCCCTGCGCTACCTGCGTGACTCTGGCTGGCTGGACGTTGACCCACCGCCAAGGGAAGACTACGACGAGGACGACTACGAGGACTCAGGCAAGAAGAGCCGCCGTGTAAACCCATATGCAACCTAGGAGAAAAGCATGACCCAATCAAACGACCCGTGGATGAACCGTTCTCAAGGCATGAAATGCCAAACCTGCATCTGGTATGTGCCAAAGGTTCCGACCTCGTTATCAATGCCCGATGACTACCGTGGCCTTGGCCGCTGCCGCCGTCATGCCCCCATGCTGGGTGGCTTCCCCATCGTCTGGTGCGATGACTGGTGCGGTGACCATCGGCTTGACGAGAACAAGCTGGGGGGCTAGTCAGCCAAGACCCAACAAAGACGAATAAAGATGAACACGGCCTCATTTTTGTGCTACACTGGCGGCGTTGCCGTAGGAAGCGACAGACGAAGACCGTTTACTCATGCCCCTGCCCTTGGTATTTACCCTAGGGTTCCTACCGGGGGCAGTAGTAAACGGTTTTTTTATGCCCGTCTTTCTTCGCAGCCGTCAGGGCGCGTTAGCTTTAGCTTGCATCGGCTGAACCCATGAAAGACCGTACCGTGCTTCACCCCATGTGTGCGTCCAGCCTCTCTGCTAGGGACTGGATAAGGGTGGGGGACATGGTGAGACAAGACCCCTCCCGAATGAATAGCAGCCTTCTGGGTACGCTAGGCGGTGCAATCAGTGCGCCCGCTGGGCGAGGGATGGGAGCCACGGCTTCTCACCCTTGGGGAACCTATGGTGTAATCCCAAACATCTCCCTACAAGAGGCTGGACATGACTGACGCCAAAGCACGCCTGCTACAGATGATTGCCGACGAACCTCACATGGGCGGGGGTGGATTGCTCAAGGCTGTCAACAAGGCCCAGAAGACGGCCAAGAAGGCCAAGATGTACTCCGCAGTAGACAAGGCGCTGGAAGCCTCCAAGCGTGGAGCAGGCACCGGGATGGAGTTTGCCAACGAGCTTTCCAAGACCAGCGGCATCAAGAAGGCCGAACTGGTTGACCGTGGAATCATGGTGCCCAGCAAGAACGGTCCGGTGCTGAACCCTGCGCTAACTCAGCTACCCAAAATGACCAAGCAGGATTTTGTGTCGCACCTGAACGAGAAGTACAAGCCACCGGGTGTCCGCAAGATTACGCTTGGCAGCGTCAAGTTTGATGACTTGAGTGACCAAGACTTGTACAAGGAGTATGTGCGTATCCGTGGCTCTGAGCCTGAAGCCTATGGTGAGCCACTTTCACGAGAAGAAATCCTTGATGAGTTGAGCGGCGCTCCAGACGAAGACACTACAAGGGCTAAATACAGCCAATACAAGCTGCCCGGTGGCAAGAACTACCGCGAAAACCTGTACCAGTACGAGAACCCAACGGGCAAGGCGTTCCTGCAAAGCCATTTTGACGAGCCTAACGTCCTGTATCACATGCGTCAGACCGACAGAATTGAGCCGACGTACACCAATGCTCAGATTGATGCCATCGGCCAACGCATGGCTGAAGCGATGGGCACCAAGGTGGAGAACCTTGCCAATGGTGCGCCTATTTTGATGATGCGGCAAGGCGTGATTAGCCCGGTGGAAGCTGCGCAGTTTTCCCACGCCAAGGGCTTTCAGAACATGGATATGGACATTGACATGACACCTGCGCAGAGGCGGGCGTTGCACATTGAAGAGATTCAATCCGACTGGCACCAGAAGGGGCGTGACCAAGGGTACCAAAGTGATGCGCAAAAAGAATACATGCGCCAAAGAGAACTTGAGAACAAATTTGATTCTAAAGACATCACGCCAGAAGAGGTTGTTGAACTTGAGGGGTTGGTTGCTCGTCGTCAAAAAACTCCTTTGAGTAACCGTATACCTGATGCGCCTTTCAGAAAAAATTGGCACGAACACGCCCTCAAGCAAGCGCTCATGGATGCAGCAGAAGGCGACTACGACCAGCTACTGATTACGCCCGGAGCCGAGCAGGCAAAGCGGTTTGACCTGAGCAAACAGATTAGCAAGGTCAGATATTTTGATGAGCCAAATTCTGATTCTGGCCTTCTTCACGCTTATGACTTGGAAGGCAACAATGTGCTATCAGAGCGCATTCCAAAAGACAAGGTTGAAGACTACATTGGCAAAGACGCGGCCAAGAAACTGTTTAGTCAAGAGGCGACAGAAAATGAGCGGACTGGGTTTCCATCTCAGCAACGAACATTGTCTGGCCTTGACCTGCAAGTTGGCGGCGAAGGTATGGCTGGCTTCTATGACAAGATGGTGCCCAGCTACCTGAACGACCTTGGCAAGAAGTACGGCGTGCGTGTTGGTGAGCGCACCATTGAAGGTGAAGTGCCGCATTCCGTAACAATACCATCCATTGCCGATGCCAACAGAATTGGCGGTGAGATGTTTGGCATTACTGATTTCAACTCGCTCTCAAAAGAGCAGTTTGACATGGTAAGAAAAGCCTTTGAGGAACAAGCCAGAGCAGCGTACACCACCAAGCTGCACACCTTTGACATCACCCCTGAGATGCGAGAAGACATATTGAACAATGGCTTGCCCATGTATCAACGGGGTGGCGCTGTCCACATGGCTGGTGGTGGCAAGCCCAAGCCAACCGCTGAAGAGCTTGCGGCCATGCGGGCCAAACAGTTCCCCAAGTTCAACATCCAAGACCAGATGTTGGGCAACCCCAACCAGTTCAACAAAGACCGCGCCAACCTGCTTTACCCCAAGAAGGAGACGATGAACCCTATTGTCAAGGCGGCGAAAGACAAGCTAGACCAGTTCAACGCCTTGATTGACCGTGGCGTTCCCGTCAAGGACTTGGTTGGTGGGTTGACCGCAGCCATCCCTTTTGTCGGCCCTAAGCTGCGCAAAGACTTGGAGAGCGCTACAGTTGACTTCCCGCTGGGCTTTGAGCGCT